AATTAGTCATCCAGGACAGCAAGCTAACCCTCGTGGTAATAGTCGATGGCAGGTGTTAAAAACTGAATATATGAGTATTAAGGAACAGCTTAAATCTCCAGCACTGGACAGATTAGGGGTTACACGTTCGTATATTGCTAAACCTGTTATTACAGGTGTTAGTTTGGATGATAAAGCGTTACAGCAAGATGATACTGATGCTGTTCAGCCACATTTCACTCGTGAAATGTTACGTAATCCAGCACGTGTTGGCCCTACAGGACAGGTTCTTAAAGAGACATAACAGATGGCTGGTTTTGATGATGTACTTACTGCACTCTATGATCTTCTTGATGCTCAAACAGACTTTAAGAATCATGTATCAAAGTTTGATTACTCTAAGATATCTGAAGATGGTTCTACCTCTATTGTCCTTCTTCCAGGTGGTTTCACACATGAAGATGAAACTTTTGGGGGAACATATGCAGCTGTCTGGGAAATTCTCGTTGACATTTATGAACCATATTCTAATAATATAGAAACAGATGTTACTACTCTGATTAAGGCTCGTGATACAATAATTAATCTTTTAGAACAGAAAGTGTATTTAGGCAAAGGTTTTGGTAACAGTATTGGTATAGAAGTAGCAGATATTATAGAGGGAACAAGATTAGCAGCTGTTCTAGCTGAAGATGAAGTTACAGTAACTCATTTAGTTATGTCAGTACTACTCAGAGTTCGACAACAGTCTTCTGTTACTTTAGAGACATAAGTTATGCCTGTATCACTTCAGATACGAATTGATGGTCTTGACGAAGCTCGTCGCAAGATAGGTAATCTGAGTGATGAGAAGCGTCTTTTCAGAGGTACTGTATTTTTTGTTAAAAAGCGTCTTGAGGAAGGCGTAGACATAATAAGCCGAGAAGCTCCTAAAGGGCCGACTAGAGATTTATCTAATCAGATAGAATTAGTTACATCTGAAAGTGGTGGAACGCTAGAAGCTGAGTATATACTAGCTTCTAAACATACTCGTTTTGTAGTTGAAGGAACAGGTATATTTGGCCCTCACAGAATGCCTATACGTCCTCGTACAGCACAGTTCTTACAGTTCTTTAAAGAAGATAAGTGGATAAGAGCTAAACAGGTACGTGGTCAGCCACCTAATGAATTTCTAGCTCGCTCAGCTCAGATAATCCGTCGAAGAGTTATAACAACTGTACCTATTGAATTTAGACGGTTGATTAATGTAACTATAGCTGGAGTTGAATAGAAATGGCATCTCCGCGAATCTTAGGTAAAAACGCCAGACTATATTTAGCTGATTTAGCTTTCTATCTCAAAATGTTTGAGATGCAGTTCCCTATGGAGTTTAATTTTGATGATTCTACTCCATATGGTGTTAACTGGCGTGAGCAGGAATTAATAGATGGTCAGGCTTCTATGATTGTTAATGCATTTGCAGATACAGAGAAGCCTCTTGTTTTAGGTAACTATGTTTCAGACCAAGCATATTGGGATTCATTCTATTCAGGCTCGGATTTTAAGGCTGATCCTACAGTACCTATAACCTTCATACCTAAAGGTACTGTCCTTGATGGTGATCCTGCTTTTATATTTAAGAGTCATCTGGGAAGTCTAGCAATGGGATTTCCTAGAAACGCTATTGGTCGTCTCCGTGGCAGATTTGTAGAAACTGGTCGTGTTACTCGTGGGAAGATATTAACTGTAATTGAGATAAGTGTAGCTCCAGGTGATACATTTTTTCCTGTCGCTGGTATTGATATGGGAGTTGCAGCTCTTAAAGGTACTGTAGCATCATATCATCTGTTTAAGAAATCTGGTGGTGGTTCATTTACGATAGTTATACAGGATGCCACAGCATCAGGTGGCCCATATACAGCTATAACTGGACTATCTTTTCCTGCAACAACTGTCACTAACTCTGGAATATTAGAGACAGCGACTAACGGTAGACAATTTCACAGACTCAGAGTCAATAATGGTGGTGGCGCTAATGAAACAATCGGGATTATTGCTGTATCACGAAATCTAGCATCTTAAGAGTAATTCAGATATTATAAGGAGGAGAAATGGCTAGTACAAGAATCTTAGGCAAAAATGCCATCTTTAAGATAACTGCAACTGATGGTGGTGCTGTTGTAGATGTTTCAGCTGATGGTAATGAGATTACTCTTAACCTTGAGCTGAATAATGATGATGGTACTGGATTTAGTGTTAGCTGGCGTGAGTCTGTTTTAATAGATGGCACTTACACTATTGATTATTCTGCTTTCTATGCTACAGGTGCTAGTGTTATAGATGAAGTATTTCTGGGTGGTTCAGCTATGGCCACTCTGTTCGATAAGCGCCAGTTTGAATTTTTCCCGAATGGTTCACCGGCAAGCACTACTAAACCGAAATACTCTGGTTCTGTATATTTAGCCTCATATCCGATTAATGCAAACAGAGGTGCTATTACAACAGTTCGTGTTAGAATGAACGGTGCTGCACAATTAGCTAGAGCAGTAGCATAAATAATCTAAGATAGTCAAATAGTTAGGAGTCCAGTAATGAGTGGTTTTGAATCTGAAACTATTGAGATAACTATTGACAGTATTGTATATCTTATGGCTAAAGAAATCTCTGGTTTTGAATATGCTGAGATACGTCGTAAGAGTGTAAAGCAGGTTCTTGTCACTCAAGAGAATGGTAGTAGTAAAGGCAATCTTGATCTTCCTCCTGATATAGAAGTAGTCAGTGATAGTCCTACTCTTCCAAGATTTAAGACTGAGATAGATGCTGAGACTTATGATCTTTGGAATCTATTCTCCAGACTTAAGCAGCCAGGATTTAGTAGTCCTGAAGAGATGATAAAAAGTCTACCGCGTAAACATCATCAGGTACTTGTTCTTCTAGCTGGCCGTTTAGATAATGATGAGGCTGGAGGGATAGCCGATTTTTTACGCGCCAATACAGGTCTATTCAGGGCATTACCTTCGACTTCAGAAGTCTTCTCAGACTCCCCTCAGCCTATCTCCGGAGCTTCCTCAGAATAACAGCTGAAGAAGCAGAGTGGAATGCTCTACATTCTGACTCTGGCTGGACTCAAGATATGTCTGAGATAAGTTGGGGTCGATGATGACTCTGCTTATCTTTCTAGATATAGTCTATGTGTTTATATCTGGTTTAATACGTATCTTCAGTGAGCTAACTGGTTTACTCTAATGACACGTTCAGCAGCTGGTGGCGGTGGAGATGATATACGCATTCGTATTCTCCTTGAAACTGTTGCTCAGCTTCAAGGATTACGTCAGACTACTCAGGAGTTAGAACGTCTTGGTAGTCAGACAGTTCAAATGCGTAACCAGCTTGGCCAGTTTACATCTGGATTTGCTAACCGTATTAGTGAAGAGTTACAGAAGACTGGCCAAGATTTAAATGCTGTTCTACAGGAGACTCTTAACCCTAGATTCATTTCTAGTATTAATGGTATTAACTCAGCTTTCGTAAGAACAGGTCAAGGAATACAGCAGTATGTTGATGCAGCACGTGCGTCAAACATAATGACTGCGCAGAATGCACAAGGATTAACTAATCTCTCCCAAGCTCTTATTGCTACAGGTGTTGCTGGCGGTATAACAGAACAAACTTTTGAAGTCTTCTTGCAAAGATTAAGTCAAGTACAGCCTACTGGTGTTGCAGCTCAACGGGCGGTAAGTGGCCTAGAACAGCAATTACGCAGTTTACAATCCCAGTTTATTCGTGTAGGTATAGAAGAGAATCTTCAGAAACCTCTTACTGGTGCTCAGCAAGCTGGTCAAGGATTACTCTTAAGCTTCTCATTAATGCAAGCAGCTTCTGGTAATCTATCTGCAGCTATGTTTGGATTAGGTTTTGCTGTTCTATTTACCGGAACAGCATTTCTTAACACAACAACTCTTACAGTGGCTCTTGCTGCTGCATTAGCTGCTGTGGCGTTAGATAGATTTCAGAAGGATGTTCTGGATAGTGAGACTGCTCTAGAGAAAGCTAATCGAAGGATTAAAGATTACAGTGATGCTATTAACGAGGCTCGTGGTGATAACGAGCTTTTTGCAGAGGGACTTGCTGATTTAGCTCGGCGTGGTGAAGATGTTGCTGCTGGTTTTCGTCAAATGCAAGAAGAAGCTAGTAAGCTAACACTTAAAGAACGGCTACAAGAGACTTTTGAGCTTATGGCGAGAAGTGGGGCTCCTTTTGCAGGCGCCTTTTCAGTTTTTATTGGAGAATATCGTAGTACTGCAGAGCAAACAGAACAGATAAGTAAAGATATAGAACAAACTATAAAGGGATTGCGTGATGCTATAGAAGAAGAAATGGATGGTATTGCTGAAGAGTTTGCACGTTCTGAAGAGTTAGAATTAAGACTAGCTCCAATAGAAGCTGAACGTGAACGGTTACGCTCCGAGTTAGATGCTGCTCAGGATGCAGTACGTGAACACTATGATGAGCTGAATAATATTATCCGTGATGCTCTTGAAGAACAGATAGACCTGCGTCGTCAAGAACTTCAGGATGAAATAGATTCTATTAATGATGCATCCACAGCTCGTATAGATGCTATCCGTTCTTCTCTTGATCAGGAGCTAGATGCAATCAGGGAAAGTCTTGATAATCGTATAGATGCTATCCGTGACAGCGCAGAGAAAGAAATAGAAGCTCAACGTGAAAAGATAAGTGCTCTTGAAGATCAGGAGAGACAGCTAGAGGCAGTTCTTACAGACTTACAACGGCGACGCGAAGAGATACGTGTTGAGGTTATAAGTACAGAAGCTCAGTTAGCAGCACTTGAACGTGAGGCAGCTCTTACAGGTATTGGTGTAACTGAAGAACAGATAAAACTAAAGGCTAAGATAGAAGGTTTAGAAGCAGAACAGCAAGCTGTTGATGATGGTATAACTGCACACAAGAAGGCTATTAGTGTTGTTGAACTTCAGGTCAATGCATTAGAAGCTCTAATTAAGAAAATAGAAGACAGTCGCGATAGTGCTATTGAAGCTGCTCAAAAAGAGGCTAAGGCACGTGAAGATACTGCACGTAAATCAGCCAACATAGAAATAGAAGAGATAAGACGTGTTACTCGTGAGTCTATACAGTCTGCACAGAGACGTGCTGATGCTGATACAGAATCTTATCGACGTGCGGCTGATTCCCGTATTAAAGAGAATAATCGTGCTATGAATGCTGTTCTTTCTTCACTTGATGCTGAATTTGATGCACGGCAGAAGAATCTGCAACAACAAGAAGAATCTATACGTAAGACTGATAGACTTGCTAATGCTCTTAGAGAGAACGTGCTTCCTCTTATAGAACAGATGACTCGGTTAATGATACTTCAGGGAACATTACCATTACCACTTGGAGCGCAAAATCCATTCATGTTCCCACAAGGATTTTTAAACAATCAAGCAATAATAGACTTCATTAATCAGAACTTTCCAGGTAATGCCCAGGAGTTACTTGAATCCCTTGGTATTTATCAAGCTGGTACTCGTGCTGTTCCAGGGCCACCTGGAAAGCCACAACTCGCTGTTGTACATGGTGGCGAAGAGATAAGAAATCGAGGTATGTCGGATTCTGGTTACGGCGATATGTATATGACAGTTAATGTTCGTAGTCAGGCTGATATTGATAAAATAGAGAGTGTCCTTAATAAGAGATACGGTAGAAGAATCAATACTACTGTTCGGCGTGGTCGTGTGGATTCTACCCGTTCCAGAAGGATGCGATAATGGGTACAACTGTACTTAGATTAATTGATGGTACAGTATTTGTCGAGAACCGTATATTTAATCCATCAGCAGAACGTAGCACTCTAGGCTGCTTGGCGAATGATAGCACAACTGTAACTATTACTCGTTCTGCAACAAAAGCTAAGTATGGTCTGTATTCATTCTTTATAGAACCAGCTGGTTCACTTGCTTCTGAAGGTGTGTCCTTCTATGAAGATAACGTTAAGACTAAATT